ACAAGAGAACAAATTGAAAAAGAGAAATTAGAACTAGAAAAACAACTTCTAAAAGCTAGAACAGACACTATTGAGTCAGCTAAGCGAGTAGAAGAACTTTACGCAAACGCACTAAACGCTATGCGTGGCTATCAAGGCACAGAAGTAGATGAGGAAGAGTATGATGATTAGATCATATTCCGATTTAATAAAACTGAACACCTTTGAGGAAAGATATGAATATTTAAAACTCAAAGGTTCAGTTGGAAAATCTACTTTTGGCTTTGATAGATACATCAATCAACAATTTTATAGATCTGCACAATGGAAAAGTATTCGTAACTTTGTAATAGCTAGAGACCAAGGTTTAGATTTGGCTTTTGAAGGCTACGAAATATATGATAGAATAATTATTCATCATATGAATCCTATGAGTGTTGAAAATATAGAACACGGAGATGATGATATTCTAAATCCCGAATTTTTAATTTGTACAACTCATAAAACACATAACGCTATACATTATGGCGATAAAAATTTACTAGCTTTACCAATTATTGAAAGAACTATAAACGACACAAAGCTTTGGTAAAATTAAGGAAAAATATGGATGAATTAAATAAAAGACATTCATTATATTTTATATTTTTTGCAATTGCAATGTTAACTGTATTAGTGTCTACGCTAACTCTTTGGGCACAAACTCAAGACAACTGCTGGAGCAGATACGATACAGAACAACAAGCAATTCAGGAGTGTGAACAATAATGAGTAGTATTTTACAAGATGTAAAAAAACTTTTACAAATTCCAGCGCAATACGATGCTTTTGATTTAGATATTATTATACATATTAATTCAGCTTTTTCAACTTTACATCAGTTAGGCGTAGGAACAACAGAACCCTTTTCTATTTCAGATGAAGAAGATAAATGGCTCGATTTTATTGAAAACAAAAAAGCAATAAATTCAGTAAAAACCTATATTTGGGCAAAAGTTAAATTAGCTTTTGATCCGCCGGCAACATCTTTTCACTTAGAAGCTTTAAACAATATTTGTAAAGAATTAGAGTATCGTTTAAATACAGAAGCGGAAGATCAACCAAATATTTAAAAAAGAAAGGATCTAACATGCCAGGAGTAAAAGGTATGCGTTGGGGTGTAAGAAGATCAAGTTCTGACGACAGTTCAACAGCAAAAACTCTTAAAAAAAGAAGAGCAAGTGAACTGTCTAACGATGAAATTAAAAAAGTAGTCAATAGAGTAAATCTTGAAAAACAATATAAAGATGTAAACCCTAAAGGTATCGGTATAGGCGTAAAAATAGTTGCTGGTGTGTTAGCTGCAGGAGCAACTGTAAACGCTGTTATTGCATTCAACGGATCTCCAGCGGGAATGGCTGCTAAAAAACTAGTTAAAAAAGCACTTCGTCGCGGTTGATAAAGATTTAAGAAAGGAATTTAGAAATGAGTCTATCTAACACGGCTGTACCTAAATATTATGGCGAATTTCAAAATTTAGTTCTTAGAGGAGAAATACCTGTAAATAAAGAAATTGCTATGGAAATGAATAGAATAGACGATCTCATATCTAATCCAAATTTTTACTACGACGAAACAGCTATCGATGGATTTATTAGATATTGCGAAAACGAATTAACGTTGACCGATGGTAGCGATCTTTACTTACTAGATACATTTAAACTTTGGGCTGAAGCAGCGCTTAGTTGGTTTTACTTTGTAGAAAGAAGTGTTTATGAACCAAGTGATGATAATCACGGTGGTCGATATGTTAGAAAAATGATTAAAAAACGTTTAGTCAGCAAGCAATATTTAATTGTTGCTCGAGGAGCAGCCAAATCAATGTACGCGATGGCCATGCAAAGTTATTTTTTAAACGTAAACACATCCACTACCCATCAAATAACTACAGCCCCTACCATGAAACAAGCAGAAGAAATAATGTCACCTTTTAGAACTGCCATCACTCGCGCGCGAGGACCTCTATTTAAATTCTTAACAGAAGGTTCTTTGCAAAATACGACTGGTGCAAAATCTAATAGGTTAAAACTAGCTTCTACTAAAAAGGGTATTGAAAACTTTTTAACTGGTTCTTTGCTAGAAATTAGACCAATGTCTATTAATAAGCTGCAAGGACTTAGACCCTTTCTATCTACAATAGACGAATGGTTGTCTGGAGACATCAGAGAAGACGTGGTAGGTGCAATTGAACAAGGAGCTTCTAAACTAGATGACTATTTAATCATTGCTATGAGCTCAGAAGGTACTGTTCGAAACGGAAGTGGCGATACAATCAAAATGGAACTAATGGACATTTTAAAAGGTGACTATTACAATCCACACGTATCAATATTTTACTACAAGCTAGACGATTTAGAAGAAGTTAACGATCCATCTATGTGGTTGAAAGCTAATCCTAATTTAGGAAAGACTGTAAGCTACGAAACCTACCAGTTAGACGTTGAAAGAGCCGAAAAAGCTCCAGCTTCAAGAAACGACATTTTAGCAAAACGTTTTGGTATACCTATGGAAGGTTATACTTACTTTTTTACATACGAAGAAACACTACCCCACAGAAAACGTGAATTTTGGGGAATGCCTTGCTCTTTAGGAGCAGACCTTTCTCAAGGTGACGATTTTTGCGCGTTTACTTTTATGTTTCCTTTAAGTAATGAAACTTTTGGTATAAAAACAAGAAGTTATATCTCATCTTTAACTTTGATGAAATTACCTAGTGCTATGCGAATAAAATATGACGAATTTTTAAATGAAGGAAGTCTTCAAGTATTGGAATGTGCTGTTCTTGACATGATGGAAGTCTACGACGATCTTGATAAGTTTATCACAGATAATGAATACGACGTTCGATCTTTTGGATTTGATCCCTACAACGCAAAAGAATTTATAGCTAGATGGGAAGCAGAAAATGGTCCTTTTGGTATTGAAAAAGTAATCCAAGGCGCTAAAACCGAATCTGTTCCTTTAGGCGAATTAAAAGCTTTATCTGGAGAGAGAATGTTAATCTTTGATCAACAATTAATGTCTTTTGCTATGGGTAATGCTATTACACTAGAAGACACTAATGGAAACAGAAAACTTTTAAAAAAAAGACAAGATCAAAAAATAGACAACGTTGCTGCTATGATTGACGCATATGTTGCTTATAAATTAAACAAAGAAGCATTTGAATAACAATATAAAAAAAGGAGGTAATAATGTCTATGACGTTTACCGATCGTATTAAACATGCTTGGAACGCTTTTACAACTGACAAATTTGTAAAAAATCTATCTTATGGAGACATAGGTGCTAGTTATGGCTTGCGTCCAGATAGAGTAAGACTTAATGTGTCAAACGAAAGATCTATCATTTCCTCTATTTATACTAGAATAGGAATTGATGCTTCATTGGTTGAAATCAAGCACGTTAGATTAGATGAAAACAATAGATATTTAGAACCAATAAATAGTGGATTAAATTCTTGTTTAACTTTAGAAGCAAACATAGATCAATCTGCTCTAGCATTTAAACAAGACCTAATTATGTCAATGTTGGATAAAGGGGTTGTTGCTATCGTTCCTATTGAAACAAACATAAATCCTTTAAACACGGCAAGTTATGACATAAAATCCATGCGTGTTGGTGAAATTCTTACTTGGTATCCGCAACACGTTGGAGTTAGAGTTTATAATGACAAAAATGGAAAAAAAGAAGACATAGTTCTTCCTAAATCTTTAGTTGCTATTATTGAAAACCCTTTGTATTCAGTAATGAATGAACCAAACTCAACACTACAAAGATTAATTAGAAAATTAAATCTTTTAGACAGCATAGACGAACAAAGTAGTTCTGGTAAACTAGATTTGATTATTCAATTACCGTATGTAATTAAATCTGAAGCCAGAAGGCAGCAAGCGGAGACAAGAAGAAAAGACATCGAGGCTCAACTTAAAGGTTCCCAATACGGAATTGCCTACACCGACGGTACTGAAAAAATTACCCAATTAAACCGTCCTGCTGAAAACAACATGTTAGCACAAGTAGAGTATTTGACCAATATGCTGTATGGTCAACTAGGTTTAACCGAAGAAATTATTTCTGGTAAAGCAGATGAAGCAGCTATGCTAAATTATCACACTAGAACTATTAAACCTATTTTAACAGCTATAACTTTGGGTATGAAAAGAACTTTCCTATCCAAAACAGCAAGAACGCAACTTCAGTCAATTGAATTTTTTAGAGATCCATTTGAATTAGTTCCAGTTAGTGCTGTTGCAGAAATAGCTGATAAGTTTGCAAGGAATGAAATACTTTCATCAAACGAAATTCGTTCGATAATTGGATTTAAACCTTCATCCGATCCTAAAGCGGATCAACTTGTAAATAGTAACATACCAGATCCAAACACACAACTTAATACAAACCAGACACCACAATTATAGAAAGGAAACTTCAAAATGGAAGAAGCTGATTTCAGTGGTTACGCAACGAAAGCTAATCTAAAATGTTCTGATGGTAGAACAATTATTGCCCACGCTTTTAAAGACCAAGACGGAACTAAAGTACCTCTTGTTTGGCAACATATGCACAATGATCCATCAAACGTTTTAGGTCATGCTGTTCTTGAAAACAGAGAAGACGGTGTATATGCATACGGATTCTTTAATGACGGTCCTACAGCAGAAGTTGCTAAAGGTCTAGTCAAACACGGAGATATCGAAGCTCTATCAATCTATGCAAACAAGCTAGTTCAAAAGGGAGCGGATGTTTTACATGGCTCAATTAAAGAAGTAAGTCTTGTTCTTGCAGGCGCAAATCCCGGAGCTTTTATCGATAATGTGAACATTGCTCACAATGACGGATATAGCGAAAGTGAAGACGAGGCTGTTATTTACTCAGGCCTACTTCTTGACGCTCGGGGTATTAAACACGAAAAAGGAGAAACTGTGGATAAAAACACAGAAGTAAATCAAGAACCAGTTGTTGAAGAGTCTAAATCAACAGATGAGGAAATTACTCACGCAGCAACTGAAGAATCAGAAAAAACCATCAAAGAAATTTTTGATGCTATGACTGAAGAACAAAAAAACGTAGTATACTATATGGTTGGCGAAGCCGTCAACGAAACTGATTCCATGGCACAAAGCGATGAATCAGATACCGTTATCAAACATGAACAGGAAGGTTCAACTATGACCCGCAATGTATTCGAGCAAAACGGCTCGACAAAAACAGAGAAACCAGTGCTATCTCACTCTGAACTTCAGGCTATTGTGACTGATGCTCAAAAACTAGGCTCGTTCAAGGAAGCTTTCCTTGCTCACGCCGTAACTTATGGAATCGAAAACATTGATTTCTTATTCCCAGACGCAAGACTTCTTGCTAATCAGCCGGAGTTTGTAAAAAGACGAACCGAGTGGGTCAACAGCGTAATTAATGGTACACGTAAGTCACCATTTTCTCGCATTAAGACCATGACTGCGGATATTACTCTTGACGACGCTCGTGCAAAGGGTTATGTTAAGGGTACTCTTAAGAAGGAAGAGTTTTTTGCTCTTACTAAGAGAGTAACAACTCCAACTACCATTTATAAGAAGCAGAAGCTTGACAGAGATGACATGATTGACATCACTGATCTTGATGTTGTTGCTTGGTTGAAGTCTGAAATGCGTCTAATGCTAGACGAAGAAATTGCCCGTGCAATTCTTGTTGGTGATGGACGAGAGATCGATTCAGACGACAAGATCAACGAGTCAAACATTCGCCCAATCGCTTGGGATGATGCATTCTATTCTCACCCAGTAGTTATTCCGGCAGCTACAACTGGCGATGGCGTCATTGACGCGATCCTAAGAGCCCGTAAGAACTACAAGGGTAGCGGAAACCCAACATTCTTCACAACTGAAGACACTCTTACTGACATGTTGCTAATTAAAGACACTCAAGGTCGTAAATTGTACCCAACCGTACAAGAACTAGCAGCTACTCTAAGAGTAAGCTCTATCGTTGCTGTTGAAGTTATGGAATCAGTAGATAACCTACTGGGTATCATTGTTAACCTATCCGACTACACTGTTGGTGCGGACAATGGTGGAAACGTATCAATGTTTGATGATTTCGACATTGATTACAACCAGTACAAGTACCTAATCGAAGGTCGCATGTCAGGTGCTCTAACAAAGCCTAAGTCAGCTCTTGTTATTACACGCGCTACTGCTTCAGGTGTTGTTACTCCTACAGTTCCTACATTCAATGCTTCAACTGGTGTTGTAACTATTCCAACAGTAACCGGCGTTGTTTACAAGAACAAGTCGACCGGTGCAGTACTTACTGCCGGAGCTCAAACAGCACTTGCAGCAGGAGCTTCAGTTGAGATCGTTGCTGTTCCAGCTACTGGATACGCATTCCCTCACAACTTTGACGCTGACTGGGTATTTACCCGTAACGCTGCTTAGTAGAGTATAGCGAATATCATGACAAAGTTCTACGGAGAAATAGGTTATGGTACGTCTGTAGAAAAAGCTGCTGGTGTTTGGGATGACGTTATTGTCGAGTATTCTTACTACGGCGACGTCATCCGAAACACTAGGCGACTTGAACCAGGAGAAAATCTCAATAGCAACATTACTACTAGTAATTCTATAAGCATTGTTGCTGATGCCTATGCGTGTGAGAACTTTTTTGCTATTCGTTATATTAAATGGGCGGGGACTCTTTGGACTGTGACAAATGTCGAAGTCAAGAGTCCTCGCCTTATTTTAACATTAGGAGGAGTTTATAATGGGTACACGCCTTGAGCTCCAATCTACACTTGAAAATATTTTAGGTTCTAGAAATGTATATTTCCAACCACCTGAAAATATTAAACTTAGTTATCCCTGCATCATTTACAAAAGAAACAAAGAACTTACAAATTTTGCAGATAACAATCCATACACAAACACAAAAAGATATGCGGTAACCATCGTCGATAGAAATCCAGACAGTAATGTTTTGGATAAATTATCAAATATGCCAATGTGTTCTTTTGATAGACACATGACAGTTGATGGCTTAAACCACGATATTTATAATCTTTACTTTTAGAAAGGTAAACAAATGGCAAAACTTGCTTGGGATGAAACCGGTAAGCGTTTTTACGAAACCGGCGTAGACCGCGGTGTTCTATACGTTCAGGACACTTCTGGTAACTACACATCTGGTGTTGCATGGAACGGCCTAACCGCCGTATCAGAATCACCTACTGGTGCCGAGGTAACACCTCAGTACGCAGATAACATCAAATATCTAAACCTAACCTCTGTTGAAGAGTTTGGAGCAACTATTGAAGCTTACACATACCCTGAAGAATTTGAGGTATGCGACGGAACAGCTTCACCTTCTAGTGGTCTAACTCTAGGACAACAGTCTCGTAGAAGATTTGGATTCGTATACCGTACACACGTAGGTAACGATCTAGTCGGAACAGACTTGGGTTACAAGATTCACCTTATCTATGGCGCTTACGCTGCTCCTTCAGAGAAGGCTTACGCTACAGTTAACGACTCACCTGAGGCATTGACATTTAGCTGGGAAATCACAACTAACGCAGTTGAGGTTCCTGGTTACAAGCCAACTGCTTCTCTAACCGTAGATTCAACAAAGGTAAGCTCTGCAAAGATGACTGAACTTGAAAACGTTCTTTACGGCACCGTAGGTGTAGACCCTCGTCTACCTCTACCTGGAGAAATTATTACTTTGCTAGGTCAGACACTTACCGAAGTAACTCCAACACACCCAACTTACAACGCAAGCACTAAGGTTATTACTATCCCTGCAGTAACTGGTGTTATTTACAAGATCAACAATGTAGTTAAGACTGGTACTGTTACCATCACAGCTAACACTGTTGTAACTGCTCATCCTGCAGCGGGATACAAGTTCCCAGCTGTCACCGATGATGACTGGCTATTCACTTTCTAGTGTAGCCTAAGAAAGGAACTAGGGAATGCTCACAATTAAAATAGATGCTGTCGAGTTATTTGATGAAAATTCTAACGAATTCATAAAAACCGAAGCCGCAACACTACACCTTGAGCATTCCCTAGTTTCGCTTTCGAAATGGGAAAGCAAGTGGGAAAAACCTTTTCTTAGTACAGAAGATAAAACAAACGAAGAAGTTTTACATTACATAGAATGCATGGATCTTTCTGACAAGACACCAAAAGATCTTTACAATAGATTATCAAGTAAAAACATTAAAGAAATAAGCAAATACATTGATGCTAAAATGTCTGCTACATGGTTTAATGAAGCAGTTGTAAAATCTGGAGGACCTTTTAATAGAGAAGTTATAACAGCTGAAATAATTTACTACTGGATGATTTCTTTAACCATACCATTTGAGTGTCAATACTGGCATTTAAACAAACTTTTGACATTAATTAAAGTTTGTAATTTAAAAAACACTCCACCTAAAAAGATGAATAAACAAGAAATGATGTCTAGAAACAAAGCTTTGAACGAAGCACGAAAAGCTCAACAAAACACTAAAGGTTAATTAAATCAAAATGGGAGTAATTTGTGATAACTATAACACTGCGCGGTTCTTTTAATAATACTGAAAAATTTTTAAAAAAGATGCCTAAATTTTCCGCAGAAAGAATTCTAGAAAAATACGCAAAACAAGGTGTAGACGCTTTAAGATTGACTACACCGGAACTAACAGGTTTAACTGCTTATTCTTGGGACTATTTAATATTTGTAGATAAAGAACAATATTCTATTACGTGGACTAATAATAATTTAGTAGATGGCATTCCAGTAGCCATTCTATTACAATACGGTCACTTGACCGGAACTGGTGGTTATGTTCAAGGTTACGATTACATAAACCCTGCACTACAACCAATTTTTGATAAAATAGCCGAAGATGTATGGAAAGAGGTGAAATCGGCATGAGTACAATAGATGAACGAATAGTTCAAATGAAGTTTGAAAATAGTAATTTCCAACAAGGAATTAAAAACTCAACTGATTCACTAGAAAAACTTAAACAAAGTTTAAATCTTGATCTTGCTGGAAAAAAGCTACAAGACCTTAATGATACTGGTAAAAAGTTTTCATTAAGCCATATCCTTACTTCATTCGACGAAATGATAGATAAAGCTCAAATTATGAACACCGTTATAGGTGTTACTTTGGCAGGTATCGCTCAAAAAGCAATTGCTGCTGGAACTCAAATGGTTAAATCGTTAACTATTGATCCGATCAAACAAGGTTTTGATGAATACGAACTTAAGATGAGTTCCATCCAAACAATTTTAGCAAACACTTCTAAATATGGAACATCGTTGAAAGATGTAAATACTGCTCTTGATCAACTTAATGATTATTCAGATAAAACCATTTATAACTTTGGTCAAATGACAAAAAACGTCGGTTTGTTTACAAACGCAGGCATTAGGCTAGAAGACGCTGTTTCAATGATTAAAGGTTTTTCTAATGCTTCAGCAGCTTCAGGTGTTAGTGCCGAAGGCGCTGCAGGCGCAGCTTATCAACTATCACAAGCTTTGTCTAATGGAACAGTTAGGTTAATGGACTGGAAGTCTTTAACAAACGTCGGTTTGGGTAGCGCTAACATGAAAGAAGGCATTGTAGACATTGCTTTAGCAATGGGTGCTTTACGACCTGCTCAAAAAGCAGCTACCTTAGACAAGTTTAATCAATCTTTAGAATCTGGCTGGTTAAGCGCAGACGTAATGTCTAATTATTTAAAAATCATGGCTGGCGATATGACTGATGCTGAAATGGCTACACTTGGTCTAAGCGCTGCTTCAATAAAAACATTAACTGAACAACAAAAAACAGCTGAAAATGCAGCAACAAAAGTCAAGACATACACTCAATTAGTTAACACTATGAGGGAATCTGTAGCTTCAAGTTGGGCCGAAACAGCATCTTTAATTATTGGTAATTTTAATGAAGCAACGGTTTTGTTTACTAAAATAAACAGCGTGTTTGGCGATATAGTAAAAAGTTCATCTGATTCTAGAAATTTAGTACTAGGTGGTTGGAAGGAACTTGGCGGAAGAACCGTTTTAATTAGATCTTTATATAATGTTTTTAAATCATTAAATATGATAGTTAAAACAGTAAGTGATGCTTTTAAAGATATTTTTCCATCAACAACGGCAATACAGTTGTACGATTTAACTCATAATTTTTATGAATTTACTAAAAATTTAGTACACTCATTAAGACCTGCACTAGATGATATTAAAAGAACCTTTAGGGGTTTATTTGCTATTTTTGGAATTATTTGGGAAGTAGTTAAAGCTTTAACAGGCGCTTTAGGTGAATTGTTTGGTGAAGTAACAAAAGGTTCTATGGGTATATTTAAATTTACTGGCAACCTTGGCGATATGATTTTTAATTTTTACACAGCTCTTAAAGAAGGACAATATTTAAAACAATTCTTTAGCAGTTTAGTTTCTGTAATTAAAGTACCTATTATTTTTATAAAAGATTTTGTAGGAGCTCTAGGCGCAATTGTACTTGGTATTGGCGAT